TAGGTACGTTCAATAATCGAACCAAAAATAAAAAGAAACAAATAATATTAGATGACGAATTTCCAAAAGCTTATATATATAATACTTTTAAAGATTATGCACATATATATTATAAAAATCGTTATACGTTAGATATAAGTTGTAAAGAATATCGTAGTTTTACGTGGGAAACATTATTAAACGAGTTTCGTGAACAAAATCCTATTTACGGAAGAATGTATATTAAATTTGTGAATAATAAAAAAACAGTATCTTTTAATAACAAAAATAATATATCAAATATCAAACGTAAATGGGATATTAATAATAATTATTGTCATTTAGATCATACTTTTAATACAGAAGAAGATGAAATAGAAGAAGATGAAATAGAAGACATTGAGGAAGACATTGAGGAAGATTTAACTAGTATTATGAGTCAAGAAGATGATGAGGAAGCTATAGAAGAAGAAATAGTATTAGAGGAAGTCCTCGAATTATTAGAAGAAATAGTTCCATTACATAATATAGGAAGAAGACATATAATACATTTTTCAGATACAGAATCTGATTCGGATTCTGATTCAATTATTCGTTCATTATCTCAAAATAACTTGGATATGATTAATGACTGTATCAGCGATGATGATATATTTGATAGTGATTAATTACCAACTCTTTTTTACATTAAGAGCAGGACCTTTACGTTTTTTTGCTTTATTTGGGTCATATGCTTCATCCTCAGAGTCTGAACCAATATTTTTCGAAATATCCCAAAATTCTTTTGAACCTAATTTAAAATCAGGATGGTTTTCAGCCTTATACCAAAATACTTGGTCGTGGAGTTTATTAGATTTTGCATTATTATTTATTACTAAACATTCATAATTTTCAGTAGTTTGATCCATAACAGCACAAAAAGATTCTAACGTTGGAAACATACTAGCATAATTTTCCCAAATACGTTTTCTATTGGTTAAATATGGTTCTCTTAACAAAAATACATAATCAATATTGGTTCTTAAATTAGGAGGTATACCCAACGGGTATTGCATAGTAATAATTAACATTACTTTCCAATGACGTCCATTCATAAATAATAATCTCATTAATTTATCTTTCGTCCATGATTGATCGTATAAACAATCATCTAAAATAACAAACGTCCTAGGGTCTATAGTGCATCTTTTATATAATTCTAATTCTTTTTTCATTTGTTTTAATACTGTTTTTTGTCGTCTTAAAATATTTTCAATTAATGTAGAATTATATTCTTCATGAATAAATAATTTAGGCACATGTTTAGCATAAAACCCATTTCCAGCTTCAGTTCCTGATATAACTGTACCAATTGGTACATCTTGATGATAATATAATAAATCTCTTACTAAAAATGATTTACCTGTATCACGACGACCAATCATTACTATAACCGGACCTTTGTTTTCATTAGCTTTAAATGTAATATCTCTCATGTTAAATTTTTTTAATTCTAGTGTCATTTATTATATATTATTAGATAAATATATAATATTTTAAACGTGCTTTAATTAGTTCAAATGTGTATTATTTAAAATATTTAATAATTATAGTAATATGAATTGTTCTAAATTTAATATTTATTATTCTAAAAATAATACTATTGATCATAATTTCAACAAATTAAATTATATTTTGAATGAAGAAGATATAGATAATAACTATAACCCGTTTGATATAGAAAAGGAACAATTATATAATCCAATTTATAATTTATTTTTTTCATTAACCGATACAAATTATAATAACATTTCATTAAATCATAAATATCACATTATTAATTTAAATACTGTTAAAAACATAGATACGAGAAAAAACACAAATAAAGAAATATTTTTTAAATATTCACCATTGATTGACCCAACTAAATATTTAATAGGAAAATATACGAATGATGATACAATTTATAATTTACCACAATTGAATGAAAATAACAGTAACGACAAATTAACAAATATACATAATGCTTCTTATATTGATAATTTTTTTTATTATTTATCAGATCAATTATTACACAAACATAAATTTTTAAATGGTTTAGAATATTATGGTTCATATTTAGCGATTCAAAAGATATTTAAATATAATCTTACAGATGAAATAGAATATTTCGACGATTCTTCATTTTTCCATAATCAATTAGGAAGTTTATTTACTATTTCAAATAGCGAAACCAATAGTAATAAAAATACAAGAAATAAAAAAAACAAAATAAAATTATCAGACGATAATTACCATAATTTAACATGTAATCAATTGCCGTCAATAGAACCCAATGAAGAAACTCCTGGAGAAACCAATGAAGAAACTCCCGGAGAAACCAATGAAGAATTGAATTTAATATATGAATTTAATAATTCAAATACAAACGATGACTCATCTTGCGATAGTGATTGTAATTATAGTTCTAGTGATAATAATTCCATTACCGAGATAGATGATGATGAATGGGAAACAGAAAGTAGTTGTTCAGAAAATAGTTGTTCAGAAAATAGTTGTTCAGAAAATGATACATATGCTTATATTAAAAATTATCCAACCCAAATAATTTGTTTAGAAAAATGTAATGATACAATAGATACATTATTTGAAAATAATTTATTAGACGATAAACTTGGTTCAGCCGCATTATTACAAGTTATTTTCTCATTATTGACTTTTCAAAAAGCATTTAATTTTACACATAATGATTTACATACAAATAATATAATGTTTTCTAACACAGACCTAGAGTTTTTATATTATAAATATAATAATAAATTTTATAAAGTTCCGACATATGGTCGTATATTTAAAATTATAGATTTTGGAAGAAGTATTTATAAATATAATAATATTACATTTTGTAGTGATAGTTTTTCGAAAGAAGGTGATGCCAATACCCAATATAATTGCGAACCTTTTTATGATGAAAAAAAAACTAGAATAGAACCAAATTATAGTTTTGATTTATGTCGATTGGGGTGTTCTATTTATGATTTTATAGAGGAGATTGAAGATAATGAAGATAATGAAGAATCAAGATTTATTCAATTAAAAAATACAATAAATAGATGGTGTACTGATGACAATAATAAAAATATTTTATATAAAAAATCAGGTGAAGAACGATATCCTAATTTTAAATTATATAAAATGATTGCTAGAAATGTTCATAATCATACACCAGAAAAACAATTAGAATTTCCTTTTTTTAATCAATATATTTGGAATGAAAATTTAAATATTGATAATATTGATAATATTATTGATATTGATAGTATACCATCATATGTGAAAAATTGAATTATTAATTATATATCATTTATATTATATAATTAATAAAATGGAAGGAATTATTATAATATTAGGAATAATTACTCTATGTATGGCTCGTTCTATATTTTCCCCCCAAAACAGGGTACACCCAAACTAAATCAGAAAAATTGTTCTTTAAACTGACAAGGCACCATAATTGGTATTCCAAATTCTTTGGCTTTTTTTATTTTATTTGAAGTATCATCTAATTCTTTTACGATTAAAACAAACGTATTTTTATTTATATTATCATCTAGCACCCCATCTTCATCATTTAATTTATTTATAATTTCTTTATCTCGAATCTTTGTCATAACTATATGTTTCTTATATAAAATATGTTTTTCTTTACTACTTATTTTTTCTTTACTATTTATAGATTCTTTTTTCATAGTATTCATAATTAATTTATCTTCTAAATTACATTCTTTTAAGAAATGTAAAAATGTTGGGATATTAGATACAAAACTCTTAGCATTTTCAGAACCTATTCCATTTATTAATTTTAACATTTCTATTTTTTCTTGATTCGTATCATCCGTAGTTAATATATTAGGATACATTTCCATTATTGGCTTCATTTTCCTTTCTCCTAATCCCCTACCTAATATATTTGAAGCAACCATAATATCTAATAATTTGGCTTCTTTTATTTTGTTTTGAATACTATTATATACTTTTTCAATCATTTTTTCTTTAAAACCTTCAACATTTTCAAAATCTTTTTTATTCATTTTTAAAATAGATGAAATAGTTGTAAAACCTGCTTTTATAATTCTTCTTACATTACCAATCGATAATCCATCTACTTTTAATGTTGTAAAGAACAATGTTATTAGTTTTTCTTTAACTTCATTATTATCATCTATATTATTAACTATAATATCTACATTTGTATCATTCCAATGATATTCAACAAGTGGCATTTTTGCGTGTTCAGCTGGCTGTAAAACAGATTGTATAAAAGGAATAACATCTCCACTCCGAATCAATTTTATTATAGCTCCTACACCTATCTTATTATTTTGTATAAATTTAGCATTAAATCCAGTAGCAAATTTTATAGTAACTCCTCCTAATTTAACTGGTTCGATTTGTACTTTAGGTTTTAAATATCCATTTTTACTCGCTTGCCATATAACATCAACAACCTTTACTTCAGCAACTTGGTCTGATATAACCATTTTAAAAGCAAACGAATGTTCTGGATTTTTATTTGTTCGTTGATATATTTTATTATCAGTTACTATAATACCATCTATTTCATATTCATAATTATTTCTCCATTCTATTAATAATTGCGATAATATATCATTAGATATATTTGAAAATAAATTATTTCGAACTGTATTAATTCCTATTTTTGTAAGTATTTTAAATTGTTCATCGGGTGTTATAATTGGGTTTATTAGTTCATACGCAACAAATTCTAAATCTTTCGTTTTATTATCAATAGTTTTACTGTTAATTATACCCGCGACTAAATTGCGTGCATTTGCAAATTTTGATTTATATTTTTCATTAAATATTTGTTTAGTTATAATAAATTCACCACGAATTACTATATTTTCTACTTTTGGTAGATTTAAAACGGTTAATAAATAAGATATATCTTGACCAATCTTACCATTTCCTCGAGTATATAACTTAGGTTCATCTCCTTTGGTTGTATATAAACCACTAACCCCATCTAATTTACCAGAAATTAAATATGGTCCTGAAAATTTATTTTTCCAATTTTGTAAAGCATTTGTATCCGGTTTAATTTTATTCATAGAAGGCATATCATACGGTAAAATCGCTTTATTTTTAATAACTTCAGCTCCAATATTATTCAAAAATTCATTTCCTGGATAATTCCTTTCCATGTATTCTTTAATAATATCAAATTCATTATCTGTCATTACAGATATGTTTGTATTATAATAAGCATTATTTGCGTAATTAATTATATTTTCAATTTCTTTTTCTTTTAATGATTCCAAATAACTCATTCCATGTTGTTTGAAATTATTAATAGTATTAATCGGTTTTGACATCTTTATAAATTATATATAGTTAATAAATATATATAATATTTTCAATTTTTATTTATAATGAAAACACGTTATTTTTATTAAAATTCGGGTTCACCTGTAAATACTTCCGTACTTTTTAAATCGTTAATTTTAGTATCAGTTAATATACTAAAAAAATCAGAAAAAGAATTATGTCCTTGAATATAAATAAATATACCAATAAAAGAACTAATAAATACTATAATAGAGTCTTTTACCAGTATCTTTAATGGTTTCCATTCTTCTTCAATATATTTCATTTCTAACAATTTACAAATACTAAAAATAATTGTGACGATTATAGCTAATGCTAATGTTTTATCCATAATATATTATTTAATATCAAATTAATTATTTAATATATACGAATCATCCTAAAACTTCAACATCATTTAAAAGTATATCATCTGTATTAATTTCTGGATTATCTAAAATGTCGAAATCGGTTAAATTTACATCATCTGTATGTATTTGAATTTTATCATCTTCGTCATCGTAGTCATTTTCGTCATTTAATCGTCTAATAGCATTAGATGTGCTAATTTCTTCTAAACGTTCTATAGTCTTTGGAGCATCTATGTTATTAATTTCATTATTTTCATCAATAATAGAATCTATATCATTGAATGATAATCTGGTTGTAACTGTATCGTCATTTATATTACTTATAGACGGAACAATATCTGGTATGGTTTCATCGTTTACCGCTTCATTAACTTCTTTATTTATTTCTATATTTTCTTCTTCGTCTACTATATCTTCAATGATGACTTCTTCTTCCTCTTCAACTGATTCATCCATATAAGCTCTAATTATATCTTCAGTTGGTATACTATCTCGAATAGAAATTAATATAGATTCTTGAATAATTAATTCTAATTCTCGATTATTTTTTTGAACGGATAATGGTGCTATGTTTTTTTCAAATAAATAAATATTACTATATACTTTACGGGCGGTGTTAATATATACTTTATGGATGAAATCATTGAGCTTTGGAGTGGATATATCTATTTTTTTCTGTTTATTACCAACCCTTATACAAGTTAAAACCTTCAATTGTATAATATGAACACATGTGATTAAATCTTCTAAATAATTACAATTACTTCTTTCGACGATTCTAACTTTTTCTTGTTCGATAATATTATTATTCCATTTTGGAATACGTGATAATAGATTTTGAAAAGTCATTAAATATTTATTTAATTCATCATTGGCTGTACATAATTTCCAAGATTCGTTAAAAATAGATTTAATCCCTTCTGAAATTAATGGTGTTAATATCGATACTAATCTACTACACCATTCATTTCGAGATTCGTGTAAATTTGAAATGACAAAATCATCCATATTTATATTGTTGTGATACATTTTAAGTCCTTATTTGAACGTAAATACACGAAATCTAAAATAAACATCATTAGCATTTTTTCTGATTTATATTCAGATTTAATCTTTTCATATAAAATATTAGTACATGCCTTATCGAATTCTGTAAAATTGCTATTATTATTAT